CTCCTGTTGGGTCCAACATTTCGAGGTCGATGTCTTTTTTGTACCCCGCAGCATAACCCATACGACCTGTTACAGATTCAGCATGTAAACGAACCCACTCCATAAGAGCTTGAGCCGCTGAAGGTCCAATCGGATCTCTGAATGTTACGTTAATTGGTTGCCAGTTAAATCTTCCAGCAACGTATGTTGAAGTATTCAAAAATTGAATCTCCGTAGAATTGATTGTAATGTGTGGTCTTGCAGCAGATTCTACAAACCACTCATTTATACCCAAAGTAGAAGGAAACCTCAAGATGAATCGATTCTGACGTTTCGGTTCGTAGGGTATCGGCATTTTCATCAGTAAGTCAGCCATAGTATATTAATTTTGTTTTTCTGTGTTTATAAGTATAAATATATCTTCGCCAAATTTTTTTCTATTTACTTGTTGGACGAAAAAAAGTATCTATTTATTCCATTTTGGCTTTTTTACCAGTTCCAGTATAATAAGTTTTAACAATGTTTTTTGGATCTTTATCAAATCTTTTTTTCATTACTTCTACATTTCTAATATCATCATCAGAAAATCCAATACTAGGAACAAATTTATTAGCTACATCTTTCTTTAAGAAAGCCCTTTTATTTAAAAGAGCCGCCATGGCTTTAATATAATTTACAAACCCCTCCATTGCATCGACCTTAGCTTCTTCAGGGTTTGACGCAGCCCCCTCGTTTTCTCCAAAAGATACAGGGTGGAATTTGTTAAGTTCCAAATATGACTTGATTAAGTCCATGTCCGACATTTCTTCCTCACCCACAAATGAACGGTACTTTTTTAGGTTTTTTAGCAATTCCTCTTTATCTATACCATTAAAATTATTGATGATATAATTGAAAACAGCCTCCTTGATTGTCTCGGGGTTATGTCCTCTTGCCGTGATAATAGCAAATATTGAACCGTTATTAATTGACTCTTTAAAATCGTCCCACGCCGGTCCAGGTTTCGCTTTCATAGCATCGATAAGAAATTGTCTATCTCCCTCTGTTCTGAAGTTTCTGAATGGGTTTTCCGCAAGACTTACAATCGTATGCCCTTTGTAGTTGAAATCTTCTTTACCGATTTTGGTTCTATATTCTGCAAAATCAGATGTGGACATTCCTACCTCATCCCCATCTTTGTCTTTGAGAATTATCTGAGTCGGCATATGAACAATATTATCATCCCAATCGAATGCATAATATTTCATATCAGGGGAACCCTGTGCTGTAAATCCTTCTTTGAACTCTTTCTTCATATATGGCTAGAAAAAAGGGGGGAGTATCTCCCCCCTTATTAAATTTTTTTTTATTAGATATTTTCGAATGTCGCACCTGCTGGAGTGATCAAGAATTCGATGTCAATGAATTCAAGAGACTTCGTTGGTTTCAGATAAATTTTACCTGAAAGAGTGTTTCTGTCTAAATCTTCAGGAGAAGATGATACAGTTACACGGAAGTCGTACACACCTCTATCTCTTCTGATAGAGTCCATAATTGGGTTAACGCTATCCAAGAATTGTTGTCTTACAATCTCGTCGTTTTGTTCAAACAACAATCTTACAGCAACTGCAGATATCAACTTACGAGCTTGAAGTAAAAGTCTTCTTACGTTCAATCTGTCAAGAGCTGATTCAGCAACTTGTAACGTTTTATTACCCCAAATTACCGTTCCTACATCAGAGAAAGTCGCGATTGGGTTGATTCTACCTTTATAAAGTGTATCTCTGTCTTCTTGTGTAAGTTTCTTTCTTGCTTTGATTGAATTAACAAGACCTCTTGTGTAACCCGCTGATGCGTACCAAGGGAAAGCAATGTTATCAGTCAGAGCTAAGTTTCTACAAACTTCACCTGTTGCAGGAATATAAAGTTGAGTATTATTAACAGTATCTCTTGTTAAAATCCAAGGATAGTATGTTGCGGTATAGTTTGAGTCAAGACCTGTTGTTTCCAAATTATCAACCGCTTCAGTTGGATAAATCAAACCGATATTGTCATATGTTGTTGGAAGGAACATGTCATAGTCAGGTGTAGTACAGATATAAATTGAGTCTGCTCTATCATCTTCAACCATGTTAACTGCACCTTCAACAAGACCACTATTGTTTACATAATCAATACCAGGTGTTACAAACACATTGATGTTTGTTGCCTCAGGATTTGCAAAAGTTGCAATACCTAATTGATATGCGTAGTAGTCGGTGTTAGCCCAATCGGATACTTCACCAGCAACTGCGTAGTTTCTGAAAGCACCCCATCCTGTAGCTGTTGGGTATCTTGGAGTTGGACAAGCTCCTTTCAAGTAGCCTGATCCACCCAAAATATATTCGTCTGTGTTTGTTCTTGATTCTCTGTAGATATCCCATCCATCGAAGCCTTTAGCAAAACACATTGTGAATTTTCTTGCATAAAGTCTGTAGTAAGGATTAGAAGGATCTGTAGGTTCTGAGTTGAAACTTGCCGCACCAACTTCAAAAGCCGACTGACCTGAAGTCATGAATGTATTTGCAATTTCAACAACAGTTGCACCTGAGTCCATATGGAAACCTTTAGTTTTCCAATTCCACTCGTTTTCAATGTTTGTTGAACAATGATCTAACATATTTTGGAATCCCTTGAATTGTAAGAACGATTCGTCAATACCTACTGTATTTGAGAAACCTAAGAATGTTCTTCTAACATTATCGCCACTACTTGTTACCACGTTACTTCCACCGTTTGTTGTCCCAAATGGAGGGTTGTAGATAACTTGACCTGGATAATAGTATTCAGTTTTGAAGATTGGAATTGGTGATTGGTTATCTCCTGTATAATCTCTCATAATATAACCTTCGAAACCACAAGGAAGTGCATCCACAGGATACTCTTCAGAAAGTTCGATCATAATGTATTTCGAATTTAATGGATATTCTCCATCAGAAGAACCAATTTTCTTTCCAACGAAAGAATTGCTTCCTGGATCCATAGTACAGTTTGTATATTTTTCTAAAACGACAGGATTCGCATCCGTATCGAAGAAGTCTCTAACCATGATATCAAACGTTGAATTGTTGAACGACATGTTCATCATAGAGATCTTAACTTGTGTATTTGCCAAATCTCCATCAGAGATAGAAACAAATCTGAAAAGATTGTAAACCTTATTACCTCTCAACTCAGAAACAACCCATGGAGTTCTCGGAGATTGATATTGGAAAAGGTTATTTGCTATTGATGTAACATCACCACCTCTTGCTTCAGGTAGTGCTGTAAGTTCAGGGTTCAAACCACGTAGATAACCGTTGTTATATGCCCAGTTCATCATTGTCTGATAATACTCCTCAACAAAAAGAGGAACCTCCAATCTTGATTTAGCGAAGTTTGCGATACTGAATACTTTTGTGATATACTCAGAATCTGCAGATTGGAAAGAAGTTTCGAAAGTGAACGTTTCACCTTCATATGTTATACCTGATACTGCAAATGTCGAGAAAGGATTTGTAGAAATTCCTGAGTAAGCACCTGCTGTGTTGATTACAACATCAGTAAGTCCTGTTACTTGATATCTCGGACCGCTTGTTGTTGAATTATACAAACTAATACCTCTTGATCTCAAAGTAGCAACAACCAAGTTGTCATACTCAGAGTATGAAGTACCATCAAAATAATAAACAGATCCCGACATAACCCCTGAGAAACTTGAGTATGAACCCGATGTTCCTCCTGTGATAGCCGTACAATAATTCAAGAAAGAATAACCTGTATAATTTGGTGAAGTTAAGTCACCATTCTCTTTATTGAAAGTAGCATAATACCACTCGTCATTTTCACTTGTACTTGCAGAGAAAACAATCGTATCTAAATTCATATCAGATACATCAAACGCGTTTGTAACATCATTATATGTTGCACCTGTTAAATCAGTTAAGTCAGTACCATCAACAGCTCCCCATACATAAAGTGAAGAACCTGAAGTTGAACCACTAGAGTTAGCGATTCCACTGATCATGTCTTCGATATCACTTCTCAAAGACGAAACCGTACCATCGTTTTGGGTATATGGTGTATCCAAATTATCCCAAATGATATCAGGCATTGATCCTTGAACCAAATTTATTGTTGTTGAATTTCCTGAGAAAGTAAAATTGAAGTCTGCACTACTACCTGATTGTGCAATTGTTGATGTATCAACGTTCGCCACGGTGGTAATAGACCAAGACGGACCCGCGTCATATCCTGACAATCCAAGAATTCTTGTTACAAACAATTGGTTGGATTGTTGAAGGTATGACTTGGCAATATATGCCGCCTCGTATTTAGGGATTTGAGTATTCACAAACTTTTCAGGTGATGTTGGACCGAATAAAGCTTGAAACTCATCGAAACTTGTGATGAAGATTGGTTCGAATGCAGGACCTAATATGGTTTCTCCTACAATACCCAAAGTTGTTACACCAACGCTCTGTGCTACAAAGGATAGATCAGTCTCTGTTGTGTATACACCTGGGGATACGAATACTTTTTGTGCTGTTGCCATTATTAAAAGATTCTAACTTGATTTATTTTATCATAAATATTGAAATAAACACAAAAAACTTTACTTCTGAATACCTATTTATAAATTAGGATAATTTATTCTGCCTTTTTTCTCCTTATGAAAACAACGTCAAAAACACCAAAAGAAATAAAGAATATCAAGATCTCAGTGGATGCTCACAACAGACTGAAAAAGTATTGTGATAAAAGGGGTATCAAAATTTACAAGTTTTTGGAAAACCTTATAAATGAAAAGTGTAAAGAAAAAACAGATATCTACGGAGAGGATTAAACCAAGTTAGCAATATAAACCAATTGACTTGGTTCTGCAGGATTGATTGGTGTTATATTAAAAGAGAGTTCATCACCTGAAGTGAGTTGTATTTTATCTACATCATCACCGTAATAATCCCCATTCAAATAAACTTCCCAAGTCGATATATTTTCAAAAGAACTGAAAGTTAGATTTGCAGTGTATTTGTAGTTGTCAGTATAAGAAGTCTCCCCAACTGCAAAATTATATGTCAAAGGAAATAAAGTGGCGTTTTCAGGATAAACTTTTCTTTTACCTTTGTAAGTTTTGACATTAGTTTCCAATAATTGAACCGATCTTGAAATTGCGGGTTTGACCTCAAACTCCTCTTCGTCAATCAAGAATCCCATCATCAAAAAATCATAACTTTGAATATAATATTTTCTTCTATCTAACTCGAGAACGGATTCATCCCCGACGTTCTGAAGTATGATAGGAACGTAATGTCCTTTAACAAAAGTATAGGCTTGTCTTGATGCAAATGTTTGCATTACAATTTTATTAAGTTGGTTCAACTCACGCATTCTATTACAAATGAACTTCAAACTATAAGTTATATCAACAGGAACAGGTTGAGGTATTGTATAGATGTCCACTCCTTTTCTTTGTCCATCCCAAGTAGGAACTGTTGCAAAATAATACTGTCTTCTATTTGGTATATTGTAAATTAAAGCTGGGTTGGATCCGTATTTAACCTCAGGACTTCTGACAATTGTCATAAACGGAACACTAACGTTCTTGTCCAAATCCTGAAAGTTCCAAGTTTCTGTAAACTGTGACCAGTTCTGAGTTGTAATAATAATATCAACAAACGGAACAACTTTTCCCGAAGTAACTGTTTCCAATTTTTCTTTGCAGAACTCCAACATTCCTTTGTCCAAATCTGCGTGCAAAACTGACTTGGGAAGATAAGTTCCATCTCTTGTTATGTAATCCAAGAGTTGTTCTCTTCTGGCCAATAGTTCCTTCTGAGG